GGGCTCATAACCCAGAGGTCCATGGTTCAAATCCATGCCCCGCTACTTTTCCGAGTTCCGCCGGATCGTTCATGGTCCGGCGGTTTTCTTTTCCGCGCAATGGTGCGTGTTTGTCGGGAGTGGGGCAAGGTGATGGGCCATGCCTAAACGTAAGTATCCTGCGCCGGGTTGGCGTGATTTTATTGATGGTTGGATCGGTTATCTCAGGGCCGGCTCTTATGCGGAGAGCACGTTGTCGACGAGGCGGTGCCAGTTGACGGCGTTGAGCCTGTCTCTGATGGGGTCGCCGTTGGATGTCGAGGGCGATGATCTGGTCGATTGGTTCGCTTCGCGGGAATGGAGGCCGGAGACTCGCAAGGGGGCGCGTAATGCGTGCGTGTCGTTTTTCGGGTGGCTGCACAGGACGGGGAGGATGGACGACGATCCGAGCGCGGCGTTGCCGAGCGTGAAGCGTCCGCAGGCGCATCCGCGTCCGTGTCCCGATTCGGTCATAGGGGATGCGTTGGCTAGGGCCGATGGTTCGGAGCGTCTGATGCTGCGGTTGGGCGCCGAGTGCGGTTTGAGGCGGTTTGAGATTGCCAAGGTGCATTCGCGTGATCTGGTGCGCGGTGAGGATGGGTGGAGTCTTGTGGTCGTCGGCAAGGGCGATGTGCAGCGTGTGGTGCCGGTGTCGGACGGTCTGGCGGCCGAGTTGCGCGGGGCCGGATCGGGGTATCTGTTTCCGGGGCGTTGGGGAGGTCATGTCGAGGCGTCCTATGTGGGCAAGAGGCTGTCGAGGCTGCTGGGCGACGGGTGGACTGCCCATAGCCTGAGGCACAGGTTCGCCACTAGGGCGTATGAGGCTACCCATGACGTGCTGCTGGTGTCGAAGCTGCTGGGGCATGCGAGCGTCGAGACCACGCAGCGGTATGTGGCGATGCCGGATGGCAGGCTGCGGATCGCGGTGGATGCGGTGAATCTTGTCGCGTGATGGCCGTATACGACGAAACGCCCCGCACCACGTCGCGTTGACGGGTGCGGGGCGATGCTTGGTTCGGGCGCGGGGCCTTCCGCTACTTGCTGATGCCGGCGTAGTGGACGCCGAACATGCCGGCGATGCCGCTGCCGACGAGCGACAGGCAGCCGCCGAGGACGGCGACCCATGCGGGGACTCCGGCCGCGGCGCTCACGAGCGATGCGACGCCGCCGGCCATGCCGACGGTGCCGCTGGCGAGGTAGGCGAGCTTGCGTTCGGCGGCGTTGAAGACGGGGACGTAGTTGTCGTTGCCGTCGGGGACCTCGTTGGTCAGCATGGTGTCGGCGGTGGGTTCGCCGGGGGTCAGGTCGTCGGCGGTGAGCTCGGCGACGGTCTTGTCGATGGTGCTGGCGTGGTCGGCGACGCCTGTGGTGTTGGTCATTGGTGGGTCCTTTCTAGAGCTTGTTATGGTTGAGGGCGGTCTGCAGGTGGCGGACGGTGTCGGGGCCGAAGCTCGCGTCCCGATTGATGCCGTAGTGGCCCTGCAGGGCCTTGATGGTGCCGGGTCCGAGGAGTCCGTCGATGGCTCCCGTGTAGAGACGTTCGTCGCGCAGGCGGCGCTGGACGGCGCAGATGAGCTGGCTGCCGTATCCGCCGTAGGTGACGCATTCGTCGGCGAGCGCGGGGCGCCAGTAGGTCTTCTGGTCGGGGACGAGCTGGCCGGAGACGATGGAGTCGGCTGGCGTGCCCATGACGGTCTGCCATTTGGCGATGGTGGCCGGGCCGCAGGAGCCGTCGATGGCGAGCTGCGCGCTGGTGGCGGACTGGTCGGCGCCGTAGCGCAGGTAGCAGTTCCACGGGTAGTTGTAGTAGGCCTTGATGTTGGTCTCACGGCCGGTCTGGTCGCCGGCGGCGCCGGTGATGGTGCCGTGTTCGCTGATCGAGGCCTGCGCGAGCTGCCCGCCGCCCAAGTACACGGCGACGTGGTGGACGTCGTTCAGGAGGATGTCGCCCGGCTGGGGGCTGCCGTTGTTGGGGAGTCGTCGCCATCCGCGCGCGGTGAGGTTGCTGGACATGTTGCCGGTGTAGGTGGCGCCTCCGGTGTCGAAGCCGGCTTCCTTGAGCGCGTAGATGACGAGCGAGCTGCAGTCGCATTCGCCGCCGGGACGGATGTCCCAGCGCTGGTTCTGGTCGTAGCCGAGGCTGACGGTCTGGCACCAGTAGCGCATGCGGTTGACGAGGGTGTTGAGGTTGCCCATGTCGTCACCCCTTCCCGCCGATGGCTGCGAGGCTTGCGGCCTCGCTCATGGGGTTGACCCCGACAGGGCAGGGCGTGGTGCCCTGCGGCTGGGTCGGGTTGGTGGTTTCGTCGGCCATGACGGCCTCCTTTCCGCCCTTTTCGGGCATAGAAAAAGCCGTCGCGTTGTGCGACGGCCTTGGTTTTGGTGTTTCCGGCGGTCAGGCGGCTGAGGCCAGCCACCAGAAAAGCAGTGCTGCCTTGGTTGTGGGGATGATGATGCATCCGAGCAGGATGATCCAGATCACGGTCATGGCTGTGACGCACCAGATGATGGCGATGATGGCGACGGCGAGCGCTCGTCGGCCGTTTTCCGACGGGTCGCGGTCGGTGTGCGTGCGGCGTTTCATGGCTGGGTCTCCCGTGCGTGTGCCTCGAGCATTTCGTCCCGGTAGTGCTTGCCGACTCCGTTGCCTCCGAGTTTGCGGTAGGCGCCGTAGCTGGCTTCGACTCGGGTTTTGATTTCGGTGGGGACCGGGAGGCCCTGTTCGACGGTTTCGGCGTGGAGTCGGGCGATCTTGTCGAACAGCAGGGCCTTGAGCGCGTCGTCGATGAGTTCGGCGTGTTCGTCGCGTTTGCGGTCGGCCTGCTCGATCTCGTCGAGCCGTTTGCCGATGGCGATGTCGTGCCGGCTTGGCTTGTCGGCGATGCGGTTGGTGACGAATTCGGCGATGATGCCGATGGCTCCGGCCGAGGCTCCGATGATGGCGACGGCGAGCGCTATGAGTCCTTCGTTCATAGGGTCTGGCCGTCCCATGGGTCGATGTGGTGTTTGACTTTGTCCTTGAGGTTGTCGGGGACGTCGTCGAGGCTGGTGCGTCCGGCGAGGACGAGTCGTGCGTAGATGCGGGCCATGACGTCTTCCATCACTGTTCCTCCTTGGTGGTCTGCGTGAGTTGGGTGTAGATCATGCCGATGGCTTCGGCTTGGTCGAGGCTTGCCTGCTCGAGGGCCTTGATGCGTTCGCTGTCTGGCGTGTGTTCGATGCGGTAGGCCCTCAGGAGGTCGTCGGCCTGTTCGATGGCCTCCTGTTCGGTGAGGGTGCTGACGATGTAGGCTTCCTTGGCGACGTATTCGATGAGCTCGGCCTGTCCGTCGTGCGAGGGGGTGCGTCGTGTGGTGATGTCGGTGCGGATGCGGATGTCGGCGAGGCCGTCGCCGCGTGGATGGTAGTCGACTTTGGCGAGGGGGTCGGTGCTTGAGACTTCCTGCAGCATGGGCGTTCCTTTCTGGTGTGGTTGCTGAGGGTTTTCCTTGCCGTGCGCATGATGTCGTCGATGTGCGCGCGGCGTCGGTATTGGATGCTGTCGCTGTGTTTGAAGTAGCCGTAGTAGCTGGCGCAGCGGCGGGCTAGGAGGATGCTGGTCGGGTTGCGTTTCATGCGTCGGAAGGTTCGTCGGGCTCGGACGAAGACGCCGGCGCGGATGTTGACGCGGCCGTGCGGGCGGAACGTGTAGCCGACCATGTCTATGGGTTCCTTGTCGAGCCATTTGACGTTCCATTCGGGGTGGACGTCGAGTTTGAGTCTGGTTTTGAGGTATGAGGCGAGTTTGCGGGCGGCTATCTTGAGGTCGCGTTTGGATTTGCCGATGAGGAGTATGTCGTCCATGTAGAAGACGACGTGTGTGATGAGCCGGCGTCGTATGGTGGCGCCTGTCCTGCGTCGGGTTCTTGTCGCGGTCAGGCTCTGACATGCGTGGTGGTAGGCGGGTGAGAGGTAGTAGTTGGCGAGCCATTGGCTGAGGTAGCTGCCGATGTTGAGTCCGTTGTCTCCTTGGTATTGGCCGATGAGGTGGTTGACGAGGCGCAGGAGCGTGGGGTTGCGGACGTCATGGGCGAGCATGGCCTTGAGGGTCGTGCGGTCGATTGACGGGTAGTATTTGCGGACGTCGAGTTTGACGAAGCATCTGCTGTCGCGTTCCCGCGTCCATCGTTTGATGGCGCGTCTGGCGTCGATGGTGCCGCGGCCGGGGATGCTGGCGGTCTGCCATCTGCCGATCTTGGAGTCGAGGAGTGTTTGGAGTCCCCCGACGGCGACGTAGTCGTAGATCTGGTGTCGTATGGTCTGGCGTCCGATGATCCTGTGTTTCCCGGTGATGGGTTCGGTGCGGTTGAAGTATCGGATGGTGGTGTGGCGGAAGTCGCCGTTGCGGATTTCCGCGGCGATCTGTCGGGCGAGTTCGTCGAGGTCGGGGTTGCGTTCGAGGAACTGCTGGACGTCGCGTCTTGAGCGTTTGCCTTTGAGGAACCTGTCGATTGCGGCTCTGACGAATGCCGGTGTGGCGATTCGGATGTTCCGGCAGTAGGTTTTCAAATGGTTTCCTATCTGGACTATGGCGGCGTTCGACGGTGCTGGCGTGGGTCGTCTACCGGCCGCGTGCTCGGTTTGATTTTCGGCTGGGCCGAGGCGTGCCCTCTCGTTGGCATGACGGAGGGTAGTTGCGAAGAAGAAGTGTGTTGACAGGAGTGTTCCGGATTGGCGGCCCCCGATGTTCCACCTGCGCCTGCCGAGGTCGTTGTTCAGGTTCGCGGCCCAAGCGCCGCAGTTCGACCCGTTCCTGAGGTTGCCGAAGCGCTGGACTGCACAGGAGAACGCGGAGGGCACCTTCGCAAATCCCTATATGGGTGTCTGGGTGGCGTATGAGGGGGCTTTCGCCCCCTCGCTTCGCTCACCCCCAACCGCACTTCGGCTATGCCTTCGTGCGGCCGAGCGCTGACAGGCGGCCCCCGAGGCTCCACCAGCGCCAGCCGAGGTCGGCGATCAGGTGCGCGGCCCAAGCGCCGCAGGCCGACCCGTACCAGAGGGCGCCGAAGCGCTGGACCTGTCGGAGCCCCTGCGATGAGAGCGGGTTGGCGTAGGTGCCGTCGCACAGGCCGGTGGTGCTGGTGGCTGCGGTGCCGGTGGGGATGAAGACGCCGTTGGAGAGGGTGAAGTCCTCGCAGTAGCGCCATGAGTCGTTGGTGGCTTTGGTGCGTGCGGGGAATTCGCCGATCTTGGTGTAGGTGGAGGTGCTGTTCTTGCTGGCGTTGGCGATGTCGAAGACGCGGTAGAGTTCGACGCGGCCGGCGTCGTCGTTGTCCTTGACGGCGTTGGCGATGAGGTCGGCGCTGGACTCGCAGATGCCGTTGAACAGTTCGATGCCCTGCAGTCGGATGGGCTGGCGGCTGGGGTTGTTCTGCAGGGGTCTGCCGTCGATGCCGAGGATTTTGTCGGTGGCGCCGGTCTTCCATGGCATGCTGGATACCTTGCAGTCGGTGGTGGTGTCGAACGGGTCGCCGTCGAGGTTGAGTGCGGTGTTCGTGTCGTCGACGGTGGTCTTGCTGAGGATCGTTCTGGCGCGGGCGGCGCTGTAGTTGCCGGTGTTGTTGCGTTCGCTGTCGGTGCCGATGTTGACGGTGCTGCCGATCTCCCAGTTGCCGGCCTGACTTGTGGCGATGATGACGCGCTTGGCTCCTGTCTCGGCCTTGGTGACGGGGGTTTGCGGCGAGTAGGACCAGCAGCCGCCGAGGACGTCGCTGTTCTTGGTCGCATATTTGAGCAGGAGCATGATCTGGATGTAGAAGTCGTCGCCGGTGCAGCGTCCGGCGTATCCGGCGCCTTTGTTCTTCGCGTAGTCGATGGCTCGGTTCTGCGATCCGAATTCGCGGTCTATCTCACGGCCGGACGCGCTGACGGGCCTGTTGGAGGAGTCGAGGTCGGCTGCGTATTTGGCGTAGAGCATGGTGGCGCGTTCCTCGCCGGACGGGAGGAGCAGGCCGGGTTGCGGCGTGTATCCATCGTAGTGGGTGTCGGACCAGAGGAATTCGATGTGGGTGTCGGTCTCCTCGACGCGGTAGTAGCAGGGGCAGGCCATGACGAAGACGTCGCCGTTGGTGCCGTCGGCCTTATAGCGGTCGTCGAGTCCGCTGATGGCGGTGACGTGTGGTTTGCCGTCCGTGTCGACGGTGGCGTTGACGTCGAAGACCTTGAAGGCGTTGAGGGCCGCGTAGTCGTCGCGGCCGGCGGTGGTGTTGGTGCTGATCTCGATGGTGAGGTTGGCGTTATCGCGGGTCTTGACGCCTGTGGGCGTGTTGCTGTACGTGTATTTGGGGAATCGGGCGCCGTAGACGCGGCCATCGCGGTGGGCGTCCCAGTACGCCTTGAGGTTGCCGTATTCGCCGGCGGCGGTGTCGTATTCGGGGCGTGAGCCGCCGGAGGCGTTGCGGTGGGTCTTGGCGATGAGGTTGGCGGTGTCGGCGAGGGTCATGAGTTTCTGCGTGTTTGCCATTGGTGTGCCTTTCAGGGGTTGATGATGGACATTGCCCAGTCGATGTCGTCTTGGGTGAGCGGCGCGGGGCCGGAGAGGTTGGGTTCGATGACGTCGCGGTATGCTTGGTCGATTTCCTCCTGCGTGGCGATGGGGACGCCGGAGGATGCCGTGGCGGCGATCTTGGTCTTGCAGTCCTCGGAGAGCTGGTCCCATTCGATGGCCGACGTTCGTGCGGCGTCGGCGGCGTCGCGGGCCTCTCCGGCGGCGCTGGCGGCGTCGGATGCGGCGGCGGTGGCCTTGGACGCGGCGGTGTTCGCGCTCGAGGCGGCCGCGTTGGCGTTGGATGCCGCGGTGTTGGCGTTGCCGGCCGCGCTGGTGGCACTCGAGGCGGCACTGTCGGCTTTGGACGCTGAGGCGTTGGCCTTGTCGGCAGCCGTGTTGGCCTTGGATGCCGCGCTGGTGGCGCTCGAGGCGGCGTTGGTGGCGCTGGATGCGGCGGTGTTGGCCTTGGATGCTGCGCTGGTGGCGCTCGAGGCGGCCGCGTTGGCGTCTCCGGTGGCTTGTTCGGCGTCGGCGATGAGCTGTTCGAGGCGTCCGAGCTTGTCGTCGACGTCGGGGCTGGTCGAGTCGAACACGGCGCGTTCGACGATGCCGTGGAAGTTCCTCGAGCATGTCTTGGTGCCGTTGACGGTGAATTCGATGCCGAGGAGGATGGGGCCGGGTTTGAGCAGCGCCTTTCTCGGGACGGCCGCCCGGAAGGTCGCGGTCTCGGCGTCGGGGACGGTCGTCATGGCTACGCGGTCGCCGAGGTCGCCGCCGGGGTCGGTGTTGTAGGCGAGCGCGGCGGTGATGCCGGTGGGTTGTATGGGCAGGCCGTTGTCGGTGATTTCGACGGTGATGGTGCGGCCGTTGACGTCGCCGCTGTTGAGTCGGACGTCGCCGATCCATCCGTTGGCGAAGTCGAGTCGGATGGGGTCTGGTGTGGCGTTGCGGAAGTCGTCAAGAGTTGCCATTGTCGTCCTTCTTGGTGTCGGTGAGTGCTTTGAGTTTTTCGAGGTTGGCGGTGATGGTGTCGAGTGGGCTTGGCTGTCCGTCGGCGGCGAGCGCCGTGGGGATCATGGGGGTGACGGCGTCGGCGATGCTTTTGATTGCTTCGTAGGCGGCTGTGGTGCGGTCGTCGACGTATTGGGGTGTGACGAAGGTGAAGATGCCGGAGTCTTGGATGTTGGGTTCGGTGACGTCTTCGGCGTTGACTTTTTCGCGGGTGCCGTCCTCGTGTTCGGCGATGATGATGATGCCGTTGGCTTCGGCCTGTTTGAGGGTCGCGGTGTCGTAGTTGGTGATGATGCCTTCGTTGTTGCCGACGGGGTCGTGGGCCCAGTAGGCGATGATGCGGTTCATGCGGTGTCCTTTCCGGTTTAGGTGAATGTGGTGATGTTGGTGACGAGGCCGTTGACGACTTTGATGGTCATGGTGCCGTAGTGCCATCGGATGGTGCCGTTGCCGTTGTCGGTGATGCTGCTGACGATCTGCTGTCTGGCGTTTCCGGTCCATCCGTAGGCGGCGGTGGCTCCGACGCTGCTGCTGGCGGCGATGGAGGTGCGTGGGCTGCTGATGCGGACGATGCCTTGGGCCTGCAGTTGGAGTCCGCGGTTGATGATGCTGGGGTTGTCGACGTCGGTGCTGGTGGAGCTGTAGTCGATGTAGCCGATTTTGGTGCTGTTGTTGTAGCCGGCCAGCTGTCCGGTTGAGTTGAGTTCGGTGCGGTTGGAGGTTTGGCCGCAGGAGAAGGTGCCGGTGGCGGTGATGTTGTTGGCGCGCATGTTGTAGGTGGTGAAGGCGCCGGTGTCGAGGTTCCAGTATGACGATCCGCCGCTGATGATGCCGGTGCGCAGGTAGGTGGCGTTGATGTAGAGGAGTCCGCCGCTGAGGTAGATGCCTTGTGTGCGTCCGTTGTTGGTGAGTCGGTTGAAGATTTCGAGTTGGGTGAGTTCCCTGTCGAGGTTGTCGACGGCGCTTTGGGCTTGGTTTGATGCGTAGGTCTTGGCGGCGGCGAGTGTGGCGTTGTCGCCGGTGTCGGCATAGGTCTTGGCGGATGTGAGCGCGTTGTTGGCCTTGGTGGTGGAGTCGTTTTTCGCGCTGGTGAGGGCTGCGTCGGCCTTGTTTTGGGCGATGCTGTCGACGGTCTGGCCGCCGACGGTGCTGGTGGCGGCGAGGCGGAATTCGCCGGTGGTCATGTCCCAGTAGTTCAGGCCTTTTTTGTCGGTGAGGATACCGGCTTTGACGAGGCTGGCGTCGATGACCCCGGTCTTGATGTAGGTGCCGTTGATGTAGACGAGTCCGCCGCTCAGGTAGATGCCTTGGGTCTGCCCGTTGTTGGTGAGCCTGTCGAAGATGCTTCGCTGTCCGAGGGCTTCGTCGAGCGCGTCGACGTATTCCTGAGCTGCTTTTTCCGCGTTGCTTTGCGCGTTGTCGGCTTTGTCGGTGGCGTCGGCCTTGGCGTTGTCGAGCGCGTTCTGGGCCTGCTGCTGGGCGTATTGCTTGGCCTCGTTGAGCTTGTCGAGGTCGGCTTGGTCGGCGGCCTGTTTGGCTGCGTCGATGGCGGCCTGTTTGGCTGCGTCGGCCTTGTTTTGGGCGATGCTGTCGACGGTCTGGCCGCCGACGGTGGTGCGTGAGCTGAGGCTGAATTCCCCGGTGTCGAGGTTCCAGAAGTTCAGGCCCGCGGCGTCGCTGAGCCGTCCGGTGAAGATGGTGTCGGCGAAGATGCCGTGGCCGTTGGCCAGCGAGCGCCAGTCCCAGTCTCCGTCGCTTTTCTTTTTGTCGGCGATGCGCCAGTATCCTCCGCCGATCTGGATGGCTTGGGTGGGGTTTTGGTCCTTGGGTTTGTCGTAGACGTAGATGCCTTGTCCGGGGACGAGGTAGGCGTAGCCTCCGGTTTCGTTCATGATCTGGTTGATGCGGTCGATGAGGTCGCGCATGTAGGGTCCGCTGCCTGATGCGGCTGAGTCCCATGCCCCGGAGTTGGAGACGAGTTTGTCGAGTGCCTGCTGCTGGGCGTTGAGCCGTTGGGTGTAGGACTGGCTGATGTTGCCGAGGGTGATGGTGGTGTCGGCGAGGTCGCCGACGATGTCCTCCTCGATTTTGAGGATGCGTCCTTCGAGTCTGAGTGGTGTGGGGAATGAGGTGTCGACGATTTGGATGTCGTCGCCGATGTCGACGCCTTCGGGGTCGAGGCCGGCTTTGCCGAGGGCGGCGACGTTGGCGGTGTAGGAGACGATGGGTTGGGTTCGTTTGGCGAGTTCGGCTTTGGTGAGGCGGAGGAGTTCGGCGGGGTCGTCGCAGTCGCCGAATTCGACGTCGTCGGTGGATGGGAGTTTTTCGCCGTTGGGTCCGGGGATGCCCCAGTTTTGGGTGGCGTTGGTGTCCTCGACGTATTTTTTGCCGTCGTTGACGTCGGCGAAGTCGAGTTTTCTGCCGTATCCTCCGGTGGTTTCGCCGTCGGCGTCGGTGGTTTGGACGCCTTTGCCCCATCCGTAGAGTCGTGTGACGACGTCGGTGGCGTCGACTTCCCGTGTGATGTCGACGAGGTCCTTGCCGTATTCGAATCGGTGGGTGGCGGTCTTGCGTCCGCGGTGTTCGACCATGTGGACGATGCGGGTGGCGATGCGTGTGTGGGTTGGGTCGGGTTGGATTTCGGTTTCGATTTCGAGGCCGTAGGTGTCGGCGATGCTTTGGATGGCTTCGAGGACGCTGCAGTGGTAGAAGGCGAGGTCGGTGTTGGTTGTGGTGGTGCCGGTTTCGACGGTGCCGGGCCGCCAGCGTGTGCCTTCGAGGGCTTTGGACAGGCAGGCGGCTGCGTTGGCGTTGCGGTTGCGTTTGTCTTCGATGTAGGTGCGGGACAGTTCGCTGATGCTGTTGGAGCAGTAGGCCGTGGTGACGGGGATGCCGGTGGCGCGTTGGGTGTCGTTGGATTGGCAGATGTATTCGGCCCATCGGCCCATGGTGTCCTTGAAGACGATGCGCTCGTCCTTGTTGACCTCTCCGATGGCTGTGATGTCGAGCGTGTCGGTCGCGTCGGTGGCGCGTGTGCGGTCGGCTTTGAGGACGTCGGGGATGTCGCCGATGGGGTTTCCCCATCGGTCGAAGACGGTGAAGCGCATGTGGTGGTCTCCTAGATGAGTGTGTTCGGCTCCCATTCGATGCTTCCGGTGCATCCGGCGAGCGTGAGCTTGTTGGCGCCGGGGAGGAGGGGGAAGTAGTCGCTGTCGAGCGTTGGTGTGGTGAGGTTGCCGTTGATTCTGGTTTCGCGGTTGTGGGGGTCGGTGGCGATGGTGATGGTGCCGGTGAGCGTGGCCGCGGCGGTGATGGCGATTTTGCGTCCGCGCGCGTCGGTGATGGATGCGGTTTTGGCGCCGGATGCCGGTGTGAGCGTGATGCTGGGCCAGCATGGGCGGTTGCCTTTGACGGCGATGGTGTTGGCGCCGGCGGTGAGGGTCCTGCTGGTTCGGCGTCCGTGCAGGTATGGTCCGGCGGTGAGGGTGATGTCGGTTTTGGAGTGGGTCTGCCTGTCGTAGGCCCATGCGTCGGTCCATGCGCCGATGGCTAGGCGTCCTCGGTATTCGCCGGGCAGTCCGCGCCATGCGATGGACGTGGTGCGGCCGTTGAGGGCGCCGAGCCATTGTTTGGCGGCGTTGATGTCGTCCTCGCCGCCGATGGCGATGAGGTTGACGGTGATGGTGCGGTCGCCGGGGTATGCGGCGCCGGTGTCGTCTTCGATGGTGACGTCGGTGGTGCCGGGCATGCCGGGTATGGTTTCCGTGGATACGGAGGGTTCGGCGACGTCGATGGCGACTCCCCCGCTGCCGATGGTGAGCATGGCGAGTTCGACGGGTGTGCCGTCGATGGTCATGCCGTCGACGCGGGGGATGCGTGAGCGGCGGTGGTTGAGCATGTCATCTTCCCCTTCGTGCGGTTTTTTCGAGTTGGTATCCCATGGGTTTGGCGAGCTTGCCGGCCATGACCTCGCAGCCCCGGTCGTTGAGCATGAGGACGACGCCGTCCTTGAGGGCGTCGGCGATGGCGTCGCGCAGGTCGGACGCGGTCGTGGTCGGGTCCTGCGCGGGCGTCGCGTCGCGCAGGTCGGCTGCGGTCGGCGTGGGCCTGATGCCGGTGTGGCGGGCGGTGACGTCGGTGCGGATGCGCAGGGACGGGGTGAGTTCGTCGATTTCGGGGATCATGTCGGCGGCGGCCTTGGACACCATGTCGGCGCTTTTCTCGAAGCCGATGGCGAGGCCCTTGCCGGACATGCGGCCGATCTCGTCGCGGAAGACGCGGCTTGGCGAGTGGATGCCGAGCATGTTCTTGACGCTGGCGATGGCGTTGCTGACGCCGCCCATGATGGCCGAGGCGACGCGGCCGATGCTGCCGGTGATGCCGTTGACGAGTCCGCTGACGATGTTGCTGCCGATGCTGGCGACCCTCGATGGGATCGAGGAGAGGGTGCTGACGATGTTGTTGAGGAACTGCTGGCCGGCCTGCGTGGCGCTTTGGGCCATCTGCGACGCGAAGTTGGCGGCGTTGCTGATGGCGTTGGACAGGAACGACGCGACCCTTCCGGGCAGTTGGGTGACGAAGCTGACCACGTTGTTGAGGAACTGCTGGCCGGCCCGAGATGCGTTCTGGGCCATCTGCGACGCCCACGAGGCGGCGTTGCTGATGATGTTGGACAGGAACGACGCGACCCTTCCGGGCAGTTGGGTGACGAAGCTGACCACGTTGTTGAGGAACTGCTGGCCGGCCTGCAGGGCGTTCTGGGCCATCTGCGACGCCCACGAGGTGACGTTGCTGATGATGTTGGACAGGAACGACGCGACCATTCCGGGCAGTTGGGTGACGAAGCTGACCACGTTGTTGAGGAACTGCTGGCCGGCCTGCAGGGCGTTCTGGGCCATTTCGGCGACCCATACGACGACGAACGTGATGATGTAGGCGAGCCAGTAGGCGATGGTTTCGGGCAGCGTCGTGATGAAGTTGACGACGTTGGAGACGAACTGCTGGCCGGCGGCGAGCGCCTGCATCGCCATGTTGGTGGCCCATGCGGCGACGTTGGTGATGATGGTGGTGAGCGCTGTGGCGATGTTGGCCGGCAGTTGTTGGAACCATGCGAGGGCCGATTGGAAGGCGGCGGGGATGGTGACGGTGAAGAAGTTGGCGATCTGCTGTCCCCATCCGGTGATGGTGGTGACGACGGTCTGCCATGCGCTGCTGATGAATTGGGTGAAGGAGGCCCAGAGCTGTCGTCCGGTTTCGGTTTGGGTGAAGAAGAGAGCGAGTGCGGCGACGACGGCGGCGATGGCGGTGACGATGAGTCCGATGGGATTGGCGGCGAGTACTGCGTTGAAGGCGCCTTGGACGGCGGTGGCGGCGGTGGTGATGGCGTTCCATGCGGCTTGGGCGGTTTTGACGATGTTCATGCTGGATGCCATCTGTTTGATGGTGGCGACGGGTCCTCCGAGGTCCATCATGAGCATGATGCCGTTGCTGAGTCCTTTGGCCCCGGTGGTGACGGCGTTCATGGTGCCGGTGAGGGCCTGCAGTCCGGCGTTGAGCGCCTGATAGCCTTTGACGGCGGCGAAGGCGGTGCCGATGCCGGCGATGATCGGGGTGAGTGCGGGCCCGTGCTGGATGAACCAGTTGAGCGCATCGGCGACGAGTTTGATGCCGTTGGCGATGGTGTCGGGCGGGATGAGGTGGGTCCAGTCGACGACCATGGTGGCGATGCCGCCGATGGCGTCGGCGATGGCGTCCCATGCGGCTTTGAAGGCGGTGACGGCGCCGTTGTCGTTGAGGGATTGCCAGAGTTGTCCGATCCATTGGGTGATGCCGCCGATGGCGTTTTGGACGATGGGGACGGCGTTGGTGATGGCGTCGGAGAGGAGGCCGATGCCGCCGGTGACGGCGGGTTTGACTTCGTCGAGCATGGCGGCGCCGAGTTTGATGGCGCTGGCTTCGAGGTTGCCCATGGCGCCTTCGATGGTGGCGGCGCTGGTCGCCGCTTCGACGGCGGCGTCGGTGAAGCCGAGCTGCATGATGGCGTCGTTGAATTCCTGCGCGCTGATTTCGCCTTGGCTCATGGCGTCGCGGAAGTTGCCGGTGTAGGCGCCCATGTCGAGCAGGGCCTGCTGGATTTTGCCGCTGGCGCCGGGGATGGCGTCGGAGAGTTGGTTCCAGTTCTCGGTGGTCAGTTTTCCCTGTCCGGCGGTTTGGGTGAGGACCATGGCGACGCTTTTGTAGGTGTCGGCCGTGCCTCCCGCGACGGCGTTGAGGTTGCCGGCGGCTTCGGCGAGGCGGTCGTAGTTGGGGACTCCGTTGGCGGCGAGCTGTGCGGTGGTGTTGCGGATGTCGTTGAGTTCGTAGACGGTTTTGTCGGCGTATTCCTGCGTGCTGGCGGTGAGCTGTCTGATCTGCTGTTCGCCGACCCCGGCGAATTGGAGGGTGCTGGCGAATTTCTGGCTGCTGTCGGATGCTTCGGTGATGCCGCCGGCCAGTCCGAGGAATGCGTCGAGGGCCTGTCCGGCGATGGTCTGGCTGATGCCGGCGATGGCGCCGATCTTGCCGGCGAAGCCGCTGGACATGCCGCCGCCGAGTTTGCCGCCTTGGCTGCGGCCGATGGTTTCGCTCGCGCCGCCGAACGATTTCTCGATGGCCTTTCCGACGCCCTGCATGCTGGGGACGATCTGGACGTAGGCGTGCGCGAGCGCGACCATTGGTGCTCCTTTCTAGGTTCTTGGCATGCTGAGGATGCGCAGCATGTCGTCGGGTTCGAGGGTCTGGACGTCGGTGTCGGGCTGGCTGCCGGGCCGTGGGATGGCTCCGCGCCATCGTGCGCCTTGCTGGGCGGCCTTGGTTTTGGTCCATGCGTTGAAGGCGGTGTTGTCGGCGATGTCGGCGAGGAGCTGGGTGGCGACGTCCCATTGGGCCTTGGGGTCGATGCGTCCCCAGATGGTGGCGTTGGTCGGGAGGTTGGCGGCGAGGTCGGCCATGCGTCGGGGGCGGACGGAGTGGCCGAGCTCGTCGAGGTCGAGCCCGTAGAAGCGTTGGATGTCGGCCCTGAGCGCGTCGGGGGCGGCGTCCATCATTCCTACGAGCGTGAGGAGTTTGGGTTGATGGCTTCGATGACCTGCGTGGTGAATTCGCCTACCTTGTCGAAGCCGATGCGGCCGGTGTCCGGGTCGCGGAGGGCCTGTTTGACGGCCGGGTAGTCGTCGCCGCAGAGCTTGCGCAGGAAGGGGACGATGTCGAAGCTGGCGTCCGGGTTCTCGTCGGAGTGCTGCATGTCGTAGAGCAGTTCGACCATGTCGAGGTCGTCGAACACGGCCGGGTCGATGGTGAGCGTCGCGCCCATGACGGTGATGGTGCGGGGCTTGTCCTTGGGCTGCTTGTGGTCCCGTGGGGTCTTGGTGGCTGCCATTTGGCGTCCTTTCCGGTTGTTGTGTCGGCCGTTCAGGCCTTGTCGATGGTGTTGACGAGGGCCGCGGCGGCTGCGGCGCCCAGCGGGGCGATGTATTCCTTGCTGGTGGCGCCGTCGATGCGGTCGTCGGGGTTGGCGGCCCATGTGACGTCGTAGCCGATGACGGTGGTGCTGTTGTAGGTGATGTCGCCGAATTCGCTCGGGGTGGCGTCGGGGATGACGATGCGCTTGACGCGGTTGCCGGTCATGAGGATTTCGAAGACCCATTCGCTGGATTCGCCGGTGGGCATGGTGTGGGAGACGCTGATCTTGTCTTCATGTTCGGTGACGTTGGCGTCGCCGTAGCGTGCCTGCAGCGATTCCTTCTTCGTCTCGATCATGACGAACTGGTAGGTTTCGGCGTAGCTGCTGATCTCGTTGATGACGGTGACGCCGCCCATGTCGGTCTCGGTGGTGGTGTCGGTGTCGGTGGCGTTGGTGATGCCGTCGCTGCCGATGAAGCCGACGCAGGCGAATGCGTCGTCGAGGTCGCTGGTGGCGTCGGCGGGGAGGGCGGTGCCGGCGGGTGCGCGGTAGGCGACGCCGGCGACCATGGGCTTGCCGAGGCTGACGTTCTTCTTGTTGTTCTTGGTGGCGGTCATGGTGGGTCCTTTCTAGGCGGTTGTGGCGGTGATGGTTGCCGTGATCTGGTAGCGTTCGCGGTATGGGGGTCCGGGGTTGGGGTTGTGGGTGATGGATTGGATGTCTATGTCGGCGATCTGCGGGATGGCCCACATGTCGAGCAGGATGTCGGCGATCCGGTCGGCGGTCCGCTCGGCCTCTTTCCGGTTGGGGGACCAGACCTGCGCGGATATGGTGGCGGTCTGGGTGATGTGGTCTCTGGTTCCTCCGGTGCGTTCGATGGTGACGAGTCGTCCGTCGGCTCCGGTGGGGGTCTGGTGGGACGCCTTGTAGCCGTCGGGCGCGTGCCGGTTGATCCAGTCGATGACGGTGGTTTCGATGCCGGTCATGTCATGCTTTTGAGGATGGTGTTGTGGCGTGCGTTGTCGGCCCTTGCGGCGATGTTTCCGGTCCTGACGAGCGCGATGCTGCCTTCCGGCGTGTCGGTGGCTTCGACGGCGTCGTATTCGGCGTCGGGATCGTGCCTGTTGGCGTTGCATCGTGCGGCCATCTGTCGTGCGGCGTCGCTGAGCGCCGCCTTGACGGTGGGGTCGCGCCGGTATGCGGCGAAGGCCTTGAGGTCGAGTCTGACTCCGTGTTTCGAGGTCATTGCGTGTCCTCCTCCGTTTCCACGTCGATGGCGACGGGGTGCCATGCGGTGGGTGTGAGGTTGGTGTGGATGGGCTGGGGGTCGCCGATGACCCAGTAGTCGCGTCCGTCGATGGTGATCCTCGCGCCTTTGAGCGTTTTCCATGCCCATGTGCGGGGCAGGTAGACGGTTTTGGCGGTGGAGGTTCCCTGCGGTCGCGCGGGGTCGGTGAGGTTCGCCTGCCGCGCGTCGGCGACGATGGCGTCGCGCACGGTTTCCGGTCTCAGGTCCTCGATGATGGGGTCGTTGCATTCGTCCGTGCCGGTGGTGCGGCGTCGGGTGATGACGATGGTCTGTCCGTGGATGCGTTTCATGGCCGGCTCTCCCCTGTGAGCGGGTCGATGGACCATGCGCGTTGGCGGCCGACGCCGAGCTGTTTTTCCTCGCTGGGCCAGAGGCGTAGGTCGCCGCTGGCGGTGCCGAAGGCGTAGCTGTGGCTGACGGGGCCGACGGTTTCGGTCAGGTTGGTGACGTTGGACAGGTCCTGTTCCTCGGCTTCGAGGTAGCGGCGGGCCACGGCGCAGCAGATGCGCTTGAGTGTGGCCGCGCCGCATCTCCGGTGTCCGGGGTAGGTGCGGATGAGGTCGCTGGCGTCGGCGAGGATCGTTTCGGCGTGTTCCTCCATGTCGGTGCCGGCGATGTAGTGTCCGCTCCATCGTGCCTCGAGGTCCTTGACGGTGGCGAATGGCTTGTCGCGCTGTTCGTCCTCGTCGGGCATGTCGTCCCCTTTGGGGTCAGGCCTTGACGGTGACGGCGACGGTGGCGGTCTTGCTGCCGTCGGTGGTGGTGGCGGTGACGTCGGTGGTGCCGGCGGCCACTCCGGTGACGACGCCGGTGAGCGGGTCGTCGTCGGCGGCCTTGACGGTGGCCTTGGCGGGGTCGCTGGACTGCCATTGGACGGTCTTGTCGGTGGCGTCGAGCGGTGCGACGGTGGCCTTGACGGTGTTGGTGGCCTTGACGGCGACGCTCATGGTCTTCTTGTCGAAGGTGACGCCGGTGACGTGGGTGGTGGCGGCGCTGGCGCCGACGGTGAGGACGGCGTGGGCGCGTTCGTTGCCGTATTCGAGGCCGATCTCGCCGTAGAGCTGGACGCGGTCGGAGGAGCCGGTCTTGGCGAGCGGTTCGGCGAAGAAGTGGCCCTTGCCGGGGATTTCGAGGAACCGGGGGGCCAGTTCCTCGAGGCTGAGGACGAGCAGCTTGTCCTTGGGCATGTAGGGGTCGAGCATGATGTTGAACAGGCCGAAGTCGGTCTCGATGGTCTGCAGGTTGACGCCGCCGACGTCGCGGGTGGACTCGCGGTAGTTGCGGTCGGTCACGAAGCATCGGGTGAGGGCGCGCTTGAGGGTCGAGTTGACGACGATGGTGCGGGTCTCGGACTCGCGGATGCCGCCGTTGTCCCATGCGGTCTGGGCGAGGTCGAGCACGTCGTCGGCGGTGAGGGTGGCGGCGGTGTGCTCGGTGGACATGGCGTTGGTGCGGATGGCCTGCAGGAGTCCTCGGGTCTTTCGGGGGGCGGTGTTGTCGGTGGGGTTCTGGAATTCGCCGGTGATGAAGCTGGCCTCGACGTCGCGGGCGATCTGCTTGAGCTGCTGTTCGATCTGCCAGCCGAGCTCGTCGGCGGGGACGGCGGTGCCTCCTACGGAGACTACGGGCATGCCGTTGGTGTTGCGCTGGCCGGCGGCGCCCTGCTTGGTGTAGCTCACGTCGACGGTCTCCTGATGGATTTCGACGACGTTGTTGGCGTTGAAGCGGACGCGGGCCTCTCCGGCGGGGGCGGCGGCGCCTTCGAGGCGCTGGCGGTCGGGGTCGGGGTCGCGCAGGTCGTAGCCCTGCCATTCGAACAGGGTGCTTGTGGTGGAGCGGCCGCCGGTGAGTCCGCCGATGGCGGAGAGCAGCGGGGTGTCCTCGCGGCTGACGGCGAACAGTTCGCCGACGTAGTTGGGAAGGTTGTAGGTGGTTGCCTGACTGGTGATTCCGGGCATGGTTGTGGTCCTTTCGTGTGGTTATCGGCGGGCGGCCTCGGCGAGCTTCATGCTTTTGAGGGCGATGGCGAGCGCGGTGTTGCCTTCCTTTTCGGCGGCGGCGATCTGTTCGTCGAGTGTGACGCTGCCGTTGGCGTTGGGTTGGCGGCCTTCGCCGGGGACGGTAGTGGCGCCGGTGGTGGTTTGGGGTTGTCGTGCGGCTTGGGCGAGTTTGGCGATCTTGGCGGCTGAGGCTTCGATGGTGTCCTCGTCGTGGCCGTTGACTAGGTCGGCGTATTCGGCGGGGATGCTGTGGCGGATGCAGGCGGCGGCGATGAGCTGGCCGTGTCTGCTTTGCTCGAGTTCCTCGCTGAGTTTCCGGTTTTGGTCCTGCAGTTTCTGCAGTTCGGTCTTGTTGGCGTTCTCGGCTTCCTCGTAGAGCTTGGCCTTGCGGCGGAGTTCGGTGTTTTCGGCCGAGTTGCGTTCCTTGGCGAGTCGTTTCTGGACGATGGCGTTGACCTCCTCGGTGGTGAAGGTGCGCTGTTCGTCTTCGTGCTCGCCTTGTGTTCCCGGTTCGGTTGCGGAGCCGCCCTCGGGCGGGTTGTCGATGGTGACGATGCGGTTGTGGTGGCGCATGGCTGCGATATGCATCATGGGTTCTCCGTTTCCCCGGTTTCCGCCGGGTCGGTTCGTTGGGTTGGGTTGTCCCCGCGTGTCGTGCGGGTGCCGCCACGGTGTGCCGTGGAAGTCTCAGGCGTCGGTGTAGGCGTCGGGGTGGAGTTGTCGCATCCAGTGCGTGACCTGTTCGATGGTGGAGCCTTCGCCGCCGGCGGCATGCCATGCCTCGAGGTATCGGCCGTAGTAGAGGTCTGGGTCGTAGCCTTCGATGGCGGTGGCGTTCTGGTCCCATTGGGGGACGATGCTGCAGTCGCAATGGTCGTGCCATTGGGAGAGCGCGCCGGCGGTCTGTTGGCTGGTGTAGACGTAGCCTCGTGAGGCGAGCATTTCGCAGAACGCGCAGGTTTTGGCGCCGCTGGGGACTCTGGCCCATCGTGGTTTGAGGGGGTCGAGCGTGCAGTTGCGCGCTATGGTCTGGCGTCCGGCGTATCTGACCCATCGTTGCATGGCGCCTTCGAGGAATCTGGCGGCCTGTGTGGGGCCGTATTCCTCGAGGAGCGGGTAGGCTTTGGCGTCGACGCTGCCGCGGATGGCGTCGGGGTTGAAGCTGCCGTAGGGGATGGCTTCGTATGGCGTGCCGTCGGGTCTGGTCTGTTCGTACCATTCGGCGGCTGCGGTGGCGGCGATGTCGCCGTAGCGTTCGGCGATCTGCGGGATGCGGTCGAGCAGGAGGTCGTGCTGCCATTCGGGGCTGAGGTTGCCGATGCTGGCCCAGAGGGTGCGCATTTCGCGGATGGCGAGCTGGACGGATTGCTGCTGCGTCTTATTGAGCCGGTTGAGTTGGGTTCGTGTCGTCATTGCCGGTCCTTGGTTCGGTGAGCTGGTCGAGCATGCTGGCGACGGTGGCGGTGGCTTGGCTGCGGCGTCGTTCGGCGAGCAGTCTGGTGATCTGGCTGTCGGTGAAGCCGACCTCCTCGAGTGCGACGGTGGTGTCGGCGAGCCACGGGAAGGCTCCGACGAGTTTGACGATGGCGTCGCCGCTGTCGATGACGCTGGGCAGTGCCGGGTTGCGCCAGCGTGCGGTGATGGCGGCCATTTCGTCGGTGATGTCGGTGGTCGAGTCGCGGATCATGACGATGTCCTGCGCGACTCGGCGGAGCGCGGAGCCGTAGACGCGGTTGGCGGCCGAGCAGTCGATGACGAGATCCTTTTCGGCGGCGAGCATGGCTTCGGCGCTGCTGGGGTTGTCGGTGACGACGCCGAGGCTCGAGACGGGGACGTTGGTTTCGCCGGCGAACCGGCAGGCGAGTTCGCGCATCTGTTCGATGTGCGGCTGGACGCTTTGCTGGCTGATCTGTTCGACGGTGGGGATGTCGCCGTTGTCGTCGCGGCCGATGGCGTTGATGCGGCCGATGATGAATTCCCATACGGGTATGGGGTCGCCGTGGTCGTCGGTGAAGCTGTCCCGATCGGCGCCGAGAAGGAGGAGCTGTGGCGCCGAGAAGAATTCGGCGCTGACCTCGGTGCGCATGACGGTGCGCACGGCGTCGTCGGTGATGCTCATGACGGCGCGCGTGATGATGCTGCGTCCGAATGGCCGGTCGATGTCGGGCCGGTAGGTGAGCGCTTCCATGGGGACGCGGCCGAGTCCGTGCCGCCAGATGTCGCTGACGTACCATTGCGTGCCCTTGGTGAGGGTGACGACCTCGGTGGGCGTGTAGATGGTGAGCATGGTGGGTCGGCCGAGTTCGTCGACGTCATTGATCGCCATGCCGGCCCTGAGGGATCGGGTTCGGAAGTTCCACAGGCCGCTGCTCCATTGGGCCGAGTGAGGCATGATGATGACGGGAGGCTCGCCGGCGATCTCGTCGCCTTGGCTGACGCTGACGAAGCTGACGCTGTGGGTCATGCTGGATCGGATGGCCTGCGGCAGTTCGATGTCGAACCGGTTGGCGGAGAGTATCGCGTTGAGGTCGAAGGGGTCGTCCTCGGCGTTGGGGCTGACGAAGCCGTCGAACATGCATCGTTCGGCGTGGGCGTTGACGGCCTTGGCGGGCCATCCGACGACCTCCTCGATGTCTCGCATGGCCGGCGGGATGGAGAAGCCGATGTGGTCGAGCCGGTGCTTGCCGTCGAGGTAGGCGCTGCGCAGGCCGTTGCGGGCGCGTTTGCGGTTCCACACGTTGACGAGATCGGCGAGCAGGTCGGCGGTCTCCTCGGACAGTCCGATGGCGTTGACGGGCGGGGAGAAGGCGATGCCGAGGTTTGACCAGTCGGTGACGGGCGCGGTGAGTGCGCTCATGCGAGTTTCACCATCCTTTGCTTTCTGTCGGGGTCGCGTCGTGAGGTCTTCTGGTTCCAGTAGGCGAGCGCGGCGGCTTCGAGGGGTGTGATGTCGACGGTTTCGTCGCCGCTGTCGAAGCCGTGGCCTTTGCCGACCCTGCGGTGTTGGGCGTGGGCGGCGGCGTCGTTGAGGGTCGGCTGGTCGAAGTGGGTGAGTGTGTGGTCGGCGATGGCGCGTTCGAGCATGCTGACGGCGTCGGCGATCTGCCGCGCGTTGGGTGTGATGATGACGCGGGCGCTTACCCCTTTGTCCTTGAGCTCCTGCACGAGCGTGGGGGCGCCGGCGAGGCCGTCGATGACGATGCCGATGGTCTGTCTCCATCTGGCGGACAGGAAGACGGTCAGCCATCCGACGCCGTTGCGCATGCTTCTGGTGTCGATGAGTTCGATGTGGGGTTTGAGGTCGCTTCCCTTGGGTGGTCGGACGCAGGCGGCGAGGCTTGCGGTGCTGCCGTCGGGGCTGAATTTGACGGCGAAGCTGTTGCGCCCCTGCCTGCAAGGGTCGGCGGTCCTGCAGGCGTCCCAGTCCTTGGGGTCGATGACGCTGTCGGCGGTTTTGCTGTCGTCCCACCATCCGAGGCGTTCGCGGGCGAAGCCGTCGGGGGTGAATTTCGTGGCTTCGCTTTCGACGACGGTTTCGAGCAGTCGGATGCCTAGACTGGGGTTGGCCTGCGCCCATCTGGTGCGGTCGTGGATGTCGCCGACCTCGTCGACTCCCCATTCATACCAGCACAGTCGTCTGGCGTGTCCTTGTTTGGCGGATCGGTGGAGTCGTTCGAAGACGGTGCCGTTGCTGTGGGGAGGGGTCGGGGTGCCGGCGTAGATGGTTTGCGGGTTGCCGCTGGGGGCGGAGCTGTTGGCGGGTTGGATGGCTTCGAGTTGTTCGTCGGTGAGTTCCTGCGCCTCGTCGCAGACGATGATGTCGACGGTGAAGCCTCGGCCGGAGCTTTTGGATCGGGCGATGAATTCGATGCTGCCGCCGTTGTTGAGGAAGATGCCCTCCTGTCCGTTGGTGTTGCGGATGTCGTCGACGATGGCGGCGAGTTCGGGGTGTTGGCGGTCGTTTTCGAACCAGTTCTTCATGCGCATGAAGTGTTTGCGGCAGGTTTTGACCTCGTGCGCGGTGTGCAGGATTTTCAGGCCGAGGATGGCGGTGGCGTAGAGTTCGTAGATTTCGAGGACGCCGTTCTTGCCGTTCTGGCGGGGAAGGCTCATGCCGCAGTCGTCGGCGGCCCAGCGTCCGCTTTTGAGGATGCCCATGAAGCCGTCGAGGACGTGGCGCTGCCATGGGTCGGCGTGCATGCCGTAGTCCTCGGCGAGCGCGCAGGCGTCCGGGCCGTAGGTCTGCCAGTGTTTGGGTGTGACGTCGAGGCTAGGCTGCTGCCTTCCTTTGAGTTTTGCCGCCATTTCTGACTTTCAGTTTGAGTTGTCGCGCGCGTCTGGCGCGGTCGAGCGGGGTTTCGCCGCCGGTGTCGTGTGCGGCCGCGTCGCCGTGCGCGTCGAGGTGGAGTTGCTTGGTGAGGGCCCTGATTTCGGCGCTGGCCTGTTTCATGGTGGCGATCTGCGGCATGGCGCGGATGTCGCCTTGGTCGTTGGTGTAGGCGACGGTGGTGTCGCCGCTTCGGGTGAGGTCGCGCATGCATCGGTCGAGGATGGCGTACCAGTTGACGAGGAGGGTGAGCGTAGGGATGTGTTCGGGGTCGAGGTCGTGGCCGTCGGTGAGCTGGTCCCATTTGGCGGACATGTAGGGGTCGTTGGCGATGATGTCGGGTTTGGTGTGGGCCATCTTGTCCTTCATGCGGTGGCGAGCGCGTCGGCGGTGCGTCGGTCGATGCCGGTGGTTTCGTCCCATGCGGTCGGGGTCGGGGTCGGCCCGTGGGCGATGGCGGCGAGGGCGGCGGCGAGCGCGGTGGTGGTTTGGGTGTCGTCGCCGAGGTTGAGGGCCTTGATGGTGCAGGCGGTGGTGGTGTCGGTGGTGAGCAGGCACCAGATGGCGGCGGTTTGGGTGTCGTCGGGTGTGGTGGTGGCGATGGCGTGTTCGGGTGTGGTGGTGATGCGGTGGAGGCGTCTGGCGCTGCCGGTGGCTTCCTGTGGGGTGCGGCCGTGGATGAGGCGTCTGGCGTATCGGGTGAGTCTGGCGAGCGCGTGGGTGGCCTGTGGTGCGAGGGTTCGCGTGATGGCGGTGGCGGTTTGCGTGTCGGTGTCGTTGTAGGCGAGTGGGATGGCTGCGACGAGGATGGCGTTGGGTGTCGGCCGGTGGCCTAGGGCTTCTTGGATGGCTTGGATTGGGTCGTGGTGTCGGGTGAGGGCGTGTGCGGCGGCGAGGGCGATGGTGGTGGGTTCTCCGGGCGTGGTGCGGGGTGTGGGGTCGTCGGTGTGGTAGGTGCCGCGCGTGCGGCCTTGGTGGGGGCGTGCGGCCGCGTCGCCGGCGGCGAGGGCTTTGAGTGCCTGTGCCTGCGTGGCGGTCATGTCGTCCTCCTGTGGGTCATGGGTGGCTGGGGTTCCATGTGCGGCCTGTGATGCGGATGAATCGGCCGTGGCTGTAGAATTCGACGTCGCCGTGGCGCCAGCTCGGGGCGTCGGAGTGGATGAGGTAGTGGAGGCCTTCGCCGGAGACGCTGATTTCGGCGTATATGCTGCCTTCGCGTTCGAGTTTGTCGACGATGAGGCGTCCGGGGTGTCGTGGTCGGATGGTGCGGCCGTCGAGGATGTGGTCGAGGTCGTAGCATGCCAGTCCGTCGCCGAGCATGATGCCGTAGCCGTCGCCGGCGCCGTACAGCACGTCCTCGAAGCGGCTCCATGTGGTCGGGTCGGTGCTGGATGCGGGTCGTCCGTCGGGTTGGATGGGCCGTTTGCCGACGCAGCGTGTCCATCGGGGCAGGTCGGTGAGGGTCTTGGGGATGGCCTTGCGGCGTCGGCATGCGGCGGTGCGGCAGCGGCCGGAGCAGTAGCGTCTGGGGCTGCCGCCGTGGCCGCGGTCGGGGCCCATGTAGGCGCCGCAGATCGGGCAGGTGGTTCCGCTCATGCCTCCATTATACCGTTTTGTAACGCTTTTTTGGCTTGTTTCCGCCGTTTTTGGGGTGTGTTTTCCGGTTTTTCCGCGGATGGTGGGAGGTGGCGGCGGGGTCGTCCGTGTGTCGTGGTTTTGGCTTGTTTCCGCCGTTTTTGGGGTGTGTGGGCGTGTCGTGGCGTTGGCGGGGTCGTTGGTGGCCGTCGTGGGCGTCGTGTGGTCGGGGCCGGGGCTTGGTTCCGTGGAAAAAACGGGTTCCGGGGGTATTTGTGACCCTATGAGCCGTGGGGGGCTTGGCGTGGTGGGGAGGGGATGGTGCCCCTACCATGCGCGGCTGAGCGGGATGGGTTTGGGTGCGGGTTTGGGTGTGGCCGGCTTGGCGGTGTCGTGGAGTCGGGTGTAGGCGTGGTTGCCTTTGCGTTGGTTGCAGCGTCGGTGGGTGAGTTGGCAGTTGGCGAGGTCGAAGGGGTCGCCGCCTTTGCTGACGGGGATGATCTCGTCGATCTCCATGCTGCCGGGGTGCGGTGTCCTGAGTGTGGGGTCGATGGGTTGTCCGCACAGGGCGCAGATGGGGTGGCCGTTGGCGCGGTTGAGCAGGCGTCGGCGGATGCGTGCGCGGGCCGAGCCGTTGCGTCGGCGTGGGTTGGTGTCGGTGATCGTGGCCTCCTATGCGGTGCGCCCCGGTGCCGTGTGGCTGCCGGGGCGCATGCTGATGACATGGTCATCCTATCACGGGTTTTCGGATTCGTCGGGTTTTCGCTGTCGGGTCAGGCAGTTGAGCAGGTCGGCGACGTCGTACCGGTACAGGCCGCGGGCGAGCCTGCGGCTTCTGGGGAGTCTGCCGGTGCGCATCCAGTCGTGGATGGTCTTGCCGGCGACGTGGACGCCGGTCTGGTCCGCGAGCCATTCGGACGCCTGTCTGGGCGAGGCGTCGATGGTCCAGTCCTTGAGTCCGCCGACGTAGTCGCGGCGCGCGGCGAGCAGGTCGACGTCCGTGCCGCATTGCGGGCACGGCGCGTGGAGTCGTCCCCGTGGCGCGTAGATCGGCGTGCGGACTGGTCGGGTCGTGCCGTCCTCGCCGGTCCTCACGTGTCGGGCGCATGCCGGGCAGATGCCCCACAGGATGCGCTCGGGGTCGCGGGTCAGCTGCCGGTCGGTGCGCTCGTAGGCCCGGGCCGTGAGGCTCATGGCCGTGTCGGCGTCGTCGAGCAGGCCGATGAGCGGGGCGGATCGGGCGAGGATGGGCAGGGAGCGGTCCCATGGCAGCAGGCAGTATCGGCGTTCGTCGCGGTCCCATCCGTAGGGTTTGAGGCCGAGGATGCCGGCGATGAGCGCGATGTCGCGTTCGTCGTCGAGCATGGTCTGCCTCGCGTCCTCGTCGAACGGGGTGGAGGGGAACGCGGTCGACGCCCTGCGCTGCCGGCCGTCGTCGAGGCTGACCCTGCGGTAGGCCTTGTCGCGCAGCGAGGGCAGGCCGACGAGCAGGAGCCATCCGAGCCGGTCGGCGAGCAGCCTGAGGCAGTCCGCGCACAGCCGTGCGCTCCCGTCCGTGGGGCGTCCGCAGGTCAGGCAGGCCATCGGCGCTCCCCCTCGCCCGCCCGCGTCGGGTTCGCGTGTCCCCGGCGTCGCGGCGCGCCTCATGGCCGGCTCCCGTCACGTAGCCCGCACAGCAGGTCGGCCTGCTCGCGCAGTTGCGTGAATTCGGTCTCGCTCATGTGCAGTTCGGCGACGGGGTTGCGGATCACGTAGTGGCGCTCGCCGTTGGCGCAGGTGTATTCGCTGACGGTGACGCTCACAGCAGGTCGCTTCCGTCGGCGTGGGCCCAGTCGCAGCTCATTGCCTGATACTTGCTGCGGGGGTTGAGGATGATGCAGGGGACGCGGCGGGTGTCGGACAGGGTGATCGTGATCTCTTGGACGGCGAGGGTCGTGGTCTCGCCGGTGAGGGTGTCGACGGCCTCGCGTTCCGTGCCGGAGCATCCGGCGAGCGGGGCGATGGCGAGCAGGGCGGCCGTGAGCGCGGCGGTGGCGCGCGTGGTGTGGTTCATCGGGTTTCTCCTTTCAGGTGGCTGAGTTCGCATTCGAGCAGGCCGATGATGGTGAAGGTGCTGGAGTGGGCGTCGCAGATCATGTCGAGGCTTGATTCGGTGACGTCCTCCTGCAGGGGCGTGGTGTCCATGACGAGGACGAACGGTGTCATGCCCATGAGCTGGCGGATGCGCTGTTGGAGTTCGTCGCGGGTCATTCGTGGTCCTTCCGCTGGTTCAGGTCGTCGGCGAGGTCGCCCTGTTCGGTGGTCCGGTAGAGGTCCGCCTGACGGCCGACGTTTGTGACGAGGCCGAGTCGTTCGAGCCGTTCGAAGGTGCGTTGTTCGTTGCCGTCGAGTGGGTAGGTGCGGAGGCCCGTGCGTATCTGGTGCAGGAGCCTGCGCATTGCGGGCGTGGGCTTCGCGCTCATGGCCGCCCCCTGTGGGCCGGGCATAGGGTGGTGCCGTCGTGGTTGATGAGCCAGTGGTGGAGTTCGGCGTGTTCGAGCGCCTGCATGCAGGTGGGCGCGTCGAGTCTGGTGGCTCTCGCGCATCCGTCGTGGTCGCAGCTGATCTTCCAGATGGTGCTGACGCTGGCGACGCTCATGATTCGTCGTCCTTCCGGTTCAGGTCGATGCCCTCGAGGCGGGCGCGCGCTTCGAGGATGCGCCGGTATTGGTTCATGGCGGCGAGTTGCGCGACGAGCAGGAGTGGGTCGTCGATGTGGCCGGGTTCGCCGGGGGCGATGTTGACGGCGTGGATGCGCCGGTCGAGGCGTTCGCATCGTTCCGTGAGCTCGCGGTGCTCCTCGCGCAGACGGCGTCGCCACAGCGGTTCGACGCGGGACGGTGAACGGTCTTCGACGGCGGGTCGGGTGATGGGGTTGGTCATTGGTTCCTGTCCTTTCCGTGCCTGCATGAGGGGCACAGGTTTCTGATTCCGGTGGTCCATCCGAGCCGGCGCATCATGCGCCGGACGATCTTGGGCTGGCTGGTCATGACGGTCGGGCCGAGCCTGCCGCACGAGTCGCAGACGTACCGGTGCAGGCTGCTCGAACCGTTGGGGTGCGTGACGCTCACCTCCGGCCATCCTTCCCGTCGACTCGGCGCCGCCATTCCTCGACGTCGCGGCCGAGGCAGTCCCTGACGCGATGCGAGGTCCCGTGCCCCTCGGCGTAGGGGTCGCCGCCCACGGCCATGTCGAGCAGCCGGAGCGCGGTCAGGTCGAGCCTCCGGTAGGACAGGTCGTCGAGCCGTTCGGGATGCAGGCGCTCGCGGATGAAGGTCAGGTCGAAGTCGATGTTGGTGCCGGCGGGGTGGATGAACCGGTGGTGGTCGAGCAGGGCTTGGATGAAGTCGTCGATATCGTCGGCGACGTCCTCGGGCCGGTGTCCGTCGATGCTGCTGGTGAGCACGTCGACGATGAGGTGGTTGCGCAGGTGCATTTCGATGGCCCGCGTGTTGGTGACGGTGACGTGGATGCCGTCATCGGGGTGCACGATGTTGACGTACCGGTTGATCTCCTCGCCCCTCATGGTGGTGGCGACGAGTCCGATTTCGAGGATGTCGTCGCGCTTGGGGTCGAGGCCGGTGGTCTCGATGTCGGCCCACAGGAGGATGTGGTCGTTCATGGGATGGTCCTTTCCGTGGTGGTGGTGTAGTCGCCTTGGTCGTCGAGCAGGAGCGAGCGCCCCCGCCAGTCGATGACGGGTGTGGTGCGCGGGTCCTGTCCGGCGCGCAGGTACAGGCCGAGACGGTTGGCCTCCTCGGGGTGCCGGTGGACCCATCCGTGGCAGCCGATGGCGTTGTCGGTGCCGCACAGGGCCACGAGGTTGGCCGGGCTGTGCCGCCATTCCGGGTCGGCGCGACGCCGGTTCATGCGGTGGTGGACGGCGTAGCCGGGCCATTGTCCGGCGCGCAGCCAGACGCCGCATCTCAGGCACCTGTGGTCCTGCCGTCCCATGACGAGCGGTTTCGCGCGCTCGAAGTCCGCGTCGCTCATTCGCTCCTCCCCTCGCGCACGGCCACGGCCGTCTGCACACGGTCGGCGACCCTGCGGCAGATGCTCCCGCGGCTCAGCCCCCACACGGCGAACGGGTCGATGCCCGCTTCGGCCGGAGGCGTGACGTCGGCGCGGATGAGCGGGCCGACGCGGCGCGCGTCGATCCGCACATGCAGGCTCCCGGCGTCGAGGATGGCGCGGGCGAGCCCGATGGCGGACTGGTCGTCGAGGCCGATGACGTGCCCGGTGGAATTGTCGATGATGCTGGTGGAGTGCTCGCCGTTGACGACGGTGACGGTGCTGCCGTCGCGGCGCATGATGCTGGTGCTGCTCATTGGTTCCTTCCTTGGTGGTTGATCTGCTCGACGATCTCGTCGGCGACACGCTTGGGGTCCTCGCCGGTCTTGACGCTGGCCCAGAACGCGCTCTCGGCGTTCGCCCCGAACGCTCCGGTCGGGACGCGGGCCTCGATGTGCTCGGCGATCCACTCGCGGCTGATGCCGCCCCACTCGTAGCCGCGCTTGTCCCTCGGCGCCGTGTCCCTCCATGAGCCGTTCCGAAGCCACTTGCCCATGGCCGGCACGAAACGCGCGTCGTCCCGGTGCCCCTTGGCGAAGGCGAGGACGGACGCTGTCAGGCGCTCGCGGCTGATGGCCGGTTGGTCGCCTTGGGTGAGGGTCCGCCAGAGGCGTCGTGCCTCGCGTCGGCTGCCGTCGTGGCGTGGGTAGGCGTTCCATGCGGCGGCGAAGCCGTCGTCCGGGTTTCCGTCGTCGTCCGGGTCCGCGGGCGTCGTGTCGGCGTCGGCGGGTCCGGCGTCGGTCGTGGGGTCGTCGTGCGTGCCGGCGTCGGTCGCGGTCGTGGCTTGTTCGGCGTCGGGAGGGATATGGGTAGGTTTCATATCGGTATAGGTATCGGTATAGGTATAGGTATAGGGCTCGGTTTTGCTAGGGTTTTGCCAGACCTCGCTTTCGTCGTTTGCCAGATTTTTGCCAGCGGTTTTGCCAGCGGTTTTGCTAGACGTTTTGCCAGCGGTTTTGCTGGCGTTGGCCGCTTTGGCCTTGCCGCCTTTTCGGCCTGATTCCGCCCTTTTCTCGCTGAGTTCGGCGTTTTCGGCCTTGGTTTTGGCGCGTGGTTTGATGCAGATGTTGTCGACGTATACGATGCGGTATCCGCCGTCGACCTGTTCCCAGAGTCCGGCGTCGACGAGGCTGTCGGCGAGTTTCTTGGTGCCTTTGTAGGCTTTGATGTCGTCCAAGGTGAAGACGCCGTCGTAGTTGTCGTCGTCCGCGTACATGCCCACGTATGAGCCCATGCGGACCCATAGGCCGAGCGCGGCGAGGCCGAGTCTGCGGATGGTGGGGTGCTCGGCCATGTGGTCGTCGATGATGAACCAGCTCATTTTCTCGTCCCCTTGGTCGGTCAGATGTGCATGTCGAGGAACATGCAGGATGCGGACAGGTGGCGTCGGAGTGTGGTCGTGAGGAGTCGGCGCCATGCGTCGAACGTCATGGCCGTGTCGATGGTGCCGAACCATCCGTGGTTTCCGTATTCGAGCCATTCGGGGTTCCCGTCGCGGTCGCGGTGGACGACGGCGTGCGGGTTGCACCATGTCGGGGTGCCGTCGACGCGGTCGTGGACGAGGCGGCGCTGTTCCATGAGGTCGGCGACATGGCAGGCCTTGGAGCCCTGCAGCGGCTCGTAGACCTCTTGGAACCTTCCGCCGGTGCAGTACCAGTCCCACTTGCCGTTCGGGTTGCAGGTGGTGACGACGTCGCCGTTGTCGTTGAGGTCGAGCCCGTCGAGTTCGGCGTGGGCCTTGAGGAATGCGTCGTCCGAGAGCAGGAGGCGCATGCGCGCCTTGTGGGCCTCGGAGCGGTCGGATGGGTCGTTGACGATGCGCCCGTCCTCTTTCCGGCAGAAGGCGATGTAGTCCTCTCTGGTCTCCTCGACGTAGGGGTCGACGGCAAGGTTCTCGTCGAACGGGGCGAGCAGGTCGGCGGTCTCCTGTTCGGGGTCGCGTCCGGGGTCGATGACGGCGATGCACACGTAGTGGGTCATTGGTTGTCCTTTCACGATGCCGCGACGGTGACGGATGGCTGGGTGTGGGTGCGCGCGAGGTCGGCGGCGACGGCCTCGGGGTCCACGGCGTCCTGCATGCGGATGCGCCGGTCGTCCTCGTAGGCGAAGCGCTGCCCGCAGTTGAGGCACCAGATCGGGTGGGGGCGGTCGCGGAGGACCTTGGCCTGCATCGTGGCGGTCATGTTGACGGCGGCCTTGGGCCAGATCGGTTCGTCGCAGCGCGGGCAGCGGCTCCATGGGGGCATGCATTTGACGCGCTTGGGCTTGGCGAACACGACGCCTAGGGCGCGTTCGACGTCGCCGTAGACGGCGGGGAACGATTCGACGACGTGCTGTGCGCGCCGTCCGGGATGGTCCTCGATCTCGGTGCGGAACAATTCGAACGTCATGACGTCGAATTCGTGGCGTGAGGCGATGTGGAGCAGCGCGACGGACTGCGGGTCGGGGTAGGTGACGGCCGGGTCGACGTCGATGCCGATGGTCGTGTCCGGTATCTCGCCGGTCGAGGCGAAAAGGTCGTCGAGGCGGACGGTGAAGCTCTTGGCGACGATCATTGCCAGCCTCCCGTAGTCTGCCACGGGTCGTCCGGCGGGATGGGCTGCGCCGGCCGGGCGTCGGAGCGGCCGTTCCGCGCGTCCGCGACGTGGGCGGTCGCGTATCGCAGGTCGGGGCCGATGGCGTCGACCTGCATTTCGATGACGGTGCGCTGGGTGCCGTCGTTGGCCTGATAGGAGCGCTGCTGCAGGCGTCCCTGCGCGATGACGCGCATGCCCTTGGACAGGCTCGCGGCGCAATGCTCGGCGAGCTCGCGCCATGCGGAGCAGCGCATGAACAGGGTCTGGGCGTCGTCGTACTTGCCGGTCTGTCGGTTGTAGGATCGCGGGGTGCTGGCGATGGTGAAGCCGCAGACGCGGACGCTGTCGGACGTCTCCCTGAGTTCGGGGTCGGCGGTGAGGTTGCCGATGATGGTGGTGACGGTTTCCCCTGCCATCATTCGCCGTCCCTGACGAGCTGGGTGTGGTGTGGCTGGCCCTTCTGTTTCCACATGCACTTGGCCCTGACGGTGCGTCCCTCGCGGTCGACGATGATGTCGCCGAAACTGCGCGGCATGAGGAGCGTGAGGGGGAATCCGTCGTCCTTGTTGATCGCGGTGACGGTCTCGTGGAGCTCGTCGAGGAGCTGGCCGGCGTCCATGCGCATGCCATCGTCGGTCAAAGGCCATTCGAACCAGCGTTGTCCTTCCGGTCGATGGTCGTAGTCGGTCTGTTTCATCGGTATGCCTTTCATGGGTTATGGAGGGGCGCGCTGGCGGCGGTCGCCGCGTCGTTCCGTGGCCGACGCTCGCGCCGCCATCGTTCCCGCCGCCCGGAGAGAAGCAAGCTCCGGGAGTGGTGGGCGACGGGCGGCGTTGACGCGCCCCAGTGGACAGGCCGTGAGTCGAACACGGTTCAGGCGCCGCAGTCCATTCGGAATGCTGCATGGCCTGAGGCTTCCGGCACCTGCCCTTGGTCCCGTCCCGCGGCAATGAGCTGGGAAGGGGGAAACGCGGGACGGGAGGTCTTAGATGCTCGCCGCGACGACGGCGAGGACGGTCCACATGACCATGCGCAGCATGCAGACGGTCGCGGAGTCGAAGGTGGTGCGGTCCGAGCAGATGCGGGTGAAGTTGAACACGATGCCGACCAGCGCGGCGGCGATCAGGCTAGGCTGCTGCCAGTTCACGACGACTCCCTTCCGATCCACAGACGGACGGCGATCAATGGGGCGCACAGGCAGCACCACAGGAAAGCGACGCTGTTCTCGATTGGGTGGGAGCATCCGTCGTGGGTCATCAGCCACAGGAACGCGAACGCGAACGATCCGACGAAGCACAGCTCGACGATGATGAGCAGGACTGCGGCGAGAGGGAGAAGGGCGCGGGCAACGAGACGGGTGCGACGCCGGCGACGGGCGATGGGGCGATTGGCGGTCGTCATAGCGACTCCCCCGGAGCGGAAACAACCGAAGGATCATCAGAGCGACCCATCAGATAATCAACCGAGACGTTGAAGAAGTTGGCGAGCGCGACGTAATCCTTTGTGCTGAACGGACGTATGCCGTTTTTCTTATTGCTGTATGTCTGTTCGGCCATGCCGATTCCAGTGGCTACTTCGCGCTGAGAAAGTCCGTGGAATCTCTCTAAATCGTTCAGACGATGCACGGTAGCGTTGTGCGCTATACGGTTTTGTTTATCGGTCATGCCTGACACACTAGCACACACTAAACGATTTCGTATACTCGGCGTGTCTACATCCGCGTTTCAAACTAAACGAACTTGATTAACTAAACAATTTTGATTACTATTGGTGATATGACAACAGCAACTGCAGCGCCAAGCGTTGCGGTCCGTCCTCAAGACATAGCGATTCTGAACCTGAATATGCTGATGCAGCTTGAAGGCAAGTACCGCAAGGACTTGGCAAAGTACCTAGGGAGGATGCCGCAAGCGGTATCTCGCATGTTCATTAGCGGAAGCGAATGGACATTTAACGACATGTTCAAAGCTGCGGAATTTGTAGGCGTGTCGCTTGACGTGCTTACAGACCCGTCGCTGACTCAAACCAAGGCGTTGCAAATTATCAGCGAGCGCCGCGGTGACGATGATGAAGGAGGTCTGATGGCGGCCGTAGATAACGGCCGCCGAAGACGTGGTAGCGGGGTCGTGTTCGCTCTGGCCGCGTAATCGGGAAAGTACTGGGGCGAGTCCGCGATGCCGGGCTCATAACCCAGAGGTCCATGGTTCAAATCCATGCCCCGCTACT